GTTCCGGCTGCAACTCCATAAACAGCATCGTCTATCGCTCCAATGATTAAATAATTTGTCCCATCGGTTAAATCTCTGCCTGCATTTGCTATAACATTATCAGCATTTCCGGTATTCCAGCCAAAGGAAGCCTCAATTGTACTCATTGGCAAACCGGCTCCGGCTGGTTTCCGCATGACAACGCTGGTTACATAACATACCATCCCAGCCGGGCAGGTATAAAGTGTAGTTTCAGCAACCGCGTCTAAATCAATATCATCAACCGTTGCCAGCAAAGCTAAAGTTTTTTGTTTTGCGTCCATTTATTTCTCCTATATTCCACAAGTTAATACTTCGCCTTCAAAGCAAAGCACCTCATTTTCAAAAGTCAGCACCCCTCCGGCTTGCAACAGCTCCTCAAATCCGGCTGCTACCAGCTTATGCCAAAGCCTATTATCATCAGAATCGGACACGATCATTCCAGGCTGCGGATTTGCCAGATTTATCTGTGGGGCTGATTGCTGCCAGGCATTTTTTATCCGGTTGAAATGCTCGAATGTATAACAACTTCCCCAAACACCATCATCACCATCTATTAGTGCCATTTTAAATACTCCTATGGTAAATCTTCACTGATTAATATTTTCCCCGGCTCCCCATCCGGCATTGTGCAATCTAACTCTCTGGCCATAAAACCAAACATTCGCTGTTCATAAGTTGCTGCCGTCCAGTTTGCCGGAAGATCAGCCTCACTACCAAATATAAAATAAGCCTGTAATAAGTATTGCAAATCTATGGCCACTATGTCAATGCTCTGGCCTCCGGGATTATAATTTAATGAGGAAATATAATAATATCGCCCAGCCTCGCCTGCACCCGTAAGCGATAAGCCCCAAATGTCCTGGAATCTAAAGTCTTTATTAATATCTAAATCATCAAAAAACTTCATAGGCAGCCTAATATATAACCGCTTATCACCATAAGCCCTTTTAACTAATTCCTCAGTCAATCGTTCTGCTATTAATGCGACTGAGTTTGTCCAGGGAAACTCAAAGGGGGAATCAGTTTCAACTTCAGTTTCAAAATCTTCAATAGATTTTACATGTTCTTCCTCTTTAGACACAAGATTTAAATCATGCGTATCATTTCCCTATAATTATATTTCCGCTCTGCCTGCCCCTCTACGTCTAATTGACCCCAGATTGTCATTGCTGTTAAGAAATCCGTTATATCCTTTTTCTCTGTCTTAAATTTCCCTTCCTTTGTTGGATAGCCCTTAGTCCCGTATGTAAATAATAACTCTGCTAGTGTAACCTCAAAATCCTTCTCATCCTGTAGTATAAGCCGTCCTGATTCCTCATAACCGGCCGTTTCAAATTTAGCTGCTAAAGCATTAATCGATACCATATCAAGACGCGCAATCGGAACCTCAGCAAGGAAGGCAAAAAGGAAAGCTATAATATAAGCCGGATTCTGAACATAACTATTTGCAGAATTCCAGTCATCATACATATAGCCTGTACAGTTAAACGTAACTTTATTATCGCCCTGGCTTGCTGTAAATGTAATCAAAGTATAGCCCAGAGCGTCATATGATACAGCATAATCCCCAGGAGTGGATTTTAATACGCCATCTGAATAAACTTGAGTTATGCTGTGTAAATTCCCCCTTGCAGCTAAATATATAAATGAAGTCGTATCAATACAATGAGCCTGGACAGCCCCTTTACAATCTGTTTCGTTTAGATAATTAAGCCCCAGCACTTCAGGCATAGATTGCCCGATTGCAACCTCATGAGCGTTTGGGAACTCCTCATTTGTAATCCGGTATAGGGGGACTTTTTTGTCAAAATATTTCTTGAAAATATCTTTTAAATAAAATGTCGTTACCGGATGTTTAAAATCTACATCATCAACTATGCCTATAAATGAATGCGACCGCCAGGCATGCGGCTCATCTGACCAGGCGTGGAATAACTCCACTATCTGATTTTTAACCATGTATTGAGCCAGTAACTTTGAGAACTCAAAATCAGTGTTTGACATCTCAACTGTCATATCCGGCAATAAATATAAGCCTGTGTTGTCATCTAAGGCACGTTGCAATCCTGAGACGCCTATAATCCGGCCATCGTAGAATGTATCTGAAGCACACACATCAATAGGTGAGTAATAGCGGAAAATTATATTACCGTCTGCATCCTTGAACCGCCATTTTGTAAGGAATAGCGGGTCTCTGCGGTTTGGGTCATTGGCTCCCGGAGTACCTACCATCAAAACGAATCTATCGCCGGCTGTCATAAGTCCATCTGAATCGCAAGTAAAATCTCCAGCATAAGATGCCGCCTCGATAAATGTCCCGCCAGCAAATACATTAATTAATTTTCCATGATCTTTTATTAACTTGATATCATACGTTCCCTCAACAAGTGCAGGCATGGAAGCTATTGTGATTTGGGTGTCAGAATCAACCGTAAAATCTCCCCCAACCAGCGTAATTTCTGTTGTTCCCTGTCCCTGTTGTCCTATAAATTGTATTTTCGTAACATACGCAAACCAACCATCGGGACCAACCTGAGTAGGATTTTCATTGTTTGAATTTGTGGCTTTTATTTCAGCATCACTATTATGGAATCCAATGCCGGTTAAAATTAATTCTTGCCCTCCAAGAGGATTAAATCTCATAAGGCTTAGAGAATTTACAACGGGATTAAGATATCTAACCTTTAATTCACTTAATGCAATCCCGATATTTATCCTATCGCCACCCCCAAAAATAGCACTAGGCTGATATCCTGTTGGAATAAAACCAAGCCCTAATCTAAAAAAACAATCTTGGTGTTCGTTTGATTCTGCCTTAACTATTGCTCTATATGCACATGTATTTATAATATATGATGCTGGTAAATCTGCATAAGTGATTGTTGGTTTTTCTTCATAAACTGTTTGGATATCAATAGGCGGATAAGCTCCCCATTGATTTGTCCCATCATAATATTTTCCAGTGCAAAGAGCCTCATCCCATTCGTTTGGGGCGGCTGGATATTTTCCAATCCCGAAATAAAATTGTAAACTTGTTTTATTATTCGCATTAATAGGTGTAATTGCAGCGTTTATTTCACAATTAAATATTTCATCTGCTCCGCTTTCGGATTTAAAGGAAGTATCTTCAGGTTTTGCAAGCATATGGAAACCATGATAAAGCGAACCATCATTATAAAGTCCGATTTGTCCATAATTATAATTATCATCAGTCCAGTACGCAATATTGTCTGTTCGATTTGCTGAATCTTGATATTTCAGTGACCTGCAACAAACATCAGCCCACTCTCTATATGGTATCGTCATAATATTATCCGCTTATTTCTTGCCCTTATTCCCCTTGACCGTAGTCTTTTTGACTTCCTTTTCCCGCTCAAATCCCTTGCCGTCTCTGCTTAATTGCCACTTCATAGCTTCCGGCTCTGGGATTCCCAGCTCAACCTTCATTCGCTCTATACGCTCCATATTGTTTCTCTGCAACGCTGTAGCCTGACTTAGCACATCGTCAATCTGCCTGACTTTCGTCTCTAAAAGCTCAAGCTGAGATGCTGTTAATGCTTTAAATTCTTTCATTTTGTCTCCTATGCGTAAGCCAATGCATGCTCTACTCCAGCCCCATCTTGAAAATATAATTTATTATCGTTCTTTGTATATATTTTCCCATAATTAGCATCTGCGGTTGGGGTTGTGGTTTCCTTTAAAGTAAGTAAACCATCCTCAATAGATAATCCATCCATATTTGCTGTGGGAATAAGCCCTATACCAGCTTTGCCATCACTTGCTATCACCAACCAATTTACAGCACCAGTACCATTTGTTAATTTTATCCCTCCCCCATTTATCCCTCTAAGCTGACTTAATGCGTTGTTTCCATCATCATTTTCTAAAAGAAGAAATGGTTCAGATACTCCTGCTCTTGCAAATCTTATCCCCCCAGCAACAACAGCATTAATTACATCACCAACATTCATGCCCCCAGACGCTATTAAACTGTGTATTCCATTAAGATTCTGACCGTTCCAGTCAAAAGCTGCGCCTGCCTGACCTGATAAATCAGCTAAAACCTGAGCGTATGTCCGCTCTTGTGCTAATCCTCCTCCGTCAAATCCTATGTATCGGCTTGCTGTGCCGGTATGTCCTGAACTTAACCAGGCAAGATTGGCTAAATTTGCATGGTCAGCCACAGCAGTTCCGGTAAAGAACATATCCGTAACCATCTGCACATCATCAAATATCGCTGTTCCTTTTTTTGTGATTATCTTGCCAAGCAAAACAGCGAAATTAGAAATATAATCCGGTAAATCACCATATGGCTGCTCTGCAACCGCAGCGGCCAATTTAAACGTATTCCGCCCATAAACGCAAAACACATGCTCATCATCAGGGTGTAAATAAATAAAATGCACGCTGTATTGATTAGCTGTTATGGGAACAACTCCACCGCTATTGTCATCATAATTATCACTGTCTATTACGGTTTGCCCTGCCTGTTTTGTGAACCCCCCTCCGCCGTCTCGATAAACACGAGTAAAGATATCACCAGTATTGCTGTCAAACGCACCGGCTGAGAAAGGGGTAAAACGATTTATCCCCTCATAAACTATACCAGCATCAATCCCAAGCGTTAAAGCCCCGCCAGTTTCAGTAATCGTACAGCCTGAAACAAGTTCAATATATCTCGAAGAAGCTGCACGTTTATGTAGTTTTGCCACCCCATTTTGAAGTCGCATCCCAGCCTCAGCAAAATGAACTGTATCATCAGCCTCTTTCATACACGTACCAATCCCTATTTCAGTTGTGCCATTGGCATTGGCAGCCTGGATAACGATAGCTGGGGTATCGGTTAAAACTACATGATATCGTGTATTAGCCGCAGCCATAACCAGATTATCTTGCTCGGCTAAAGTGAAATAAACCAGAGGGGCTATATCAGAATCAGCATTTCTGAGCAGAGCGGTTAAGGCTCCAACTTTTAAAGTTCCAGCGTTTGTGCCTTCTGAAAATTCCGCCCCAGTAACAATCATAGGGCTATCAGCATATCTTGTTATATCTGTAACATCGCTAGTCCCATATGCTCTAACAGTAGATAATTGAATCTTTATATAGGATAAATCTTTCGCAATCCGTCTAATCTCATCTGCAACATTCATAGCAATCGAATACCCCGCACAAGCGTTTTAAGCGTCATTGTCCATTCGTTTAAATCATTTGTACCTCTAACTATTTGATTATTTCGTATATCCTTATTTGTGATTTTGACTAAAAAGCAATAGGGCTTTGTGTCATCTGGGATAAATATAAATCGTCCCGCGCTTCCCCCAATACTTCTAAAGAATGTTTCGAGATCGTCTATGTTTGCCGGATCATTTAAATTTTGAATTTTAATATCAAAACTTTTGCAGTCTGATAAATAATAATCCCAATCCTGCCCGAAATATGTCCGTTCCTCAGCGTTTGAAAATGATAAGTTTTGCCGCCAATCCGGCTGAACATAACCGTTTGAAAATTCTGAATGCTCACCTATGAAAAGCTCTCCGATCTGCGGATAACTCGTATTTGTTGGATCATCAACAAATAAACGCCACCAGCGGAAAGTTTCGCTGAAATGCCGATATAGCGAGTAAGCCTGCCAGGTCAAAGCCTGATTATAAGTTGGGGCGCCCCAAGCATCCGCAGCGTTTCCTTGCAACCTCAAATCAACAGCGTCTGTCAAATCATGATTAAATATTGAAACATGGGTGAGCTTCTGAGCTGCCCCAAAATCAATCTTTATCCACTCATCATTTTTATCTGTAAACCGGAAAGGCTTTGAAGGCCGATTATTGTATAAAAACTCTTTAACATATATAGCATCTTCTGTTGATACAGAATCCAATGAATCAACATCTAATAAATTTGTTGCAACATATTTAAATGACATTTTATGCTATCCCTAATATTTGTTTCATTTTTGTCTTTTCAAAATTCGCTTCAAGGGCTGAAAGCATCTCCGGAATTAATCTTTTACGGGTATAATCCCGATCTGTGATGATAGTTCCGTTTAGATTAATATAATTATTAACCGTAACATTAGATGAGGAAGGTGACCGCCCCCCTGATAAAGGTTGCACGCTCACCCATTCCGGGCCAGCTTCTCCGATTAGCGGCCTTATAGGTTCAGTCACTATCCCCTCAAAGCCCTCAGCCCATTTTCCGCCCCCACCTCCGCCTTTACCGGGTCCCCCAGGTTCTTCTGGTTCTATAGGCGGCCTGGGTCTTGGTTCTGCCCACCAATGCCCTTCCATTATATCTTTAATCTCTCTCCAGGTTCGTCCCATTTCTTTTAATCTGCCAATATATTTATCGATCTCAGTCCGTTGTTCTTTCCAAAATTCATTTACTTTATCGCCCCAACCTGATATAACGCTCCAAGCGGCGGCAGCCCAGGCAACTACAACCGCAACATTAAATGCGGCGGCCATACTGGCCCCAATTGATGTAGATGCTCCAGCCGCAGCCTCTGAAGTTGAGCCCATAGCAGATTTAACACCGGGAACAAATTTATTTACAAGTGATGAAAGAGTATTGCCTATAAATCCGGTTATCCATTTTGCGACCATAGCCCCAATCATATCCGTGAATTGAGTCAATACAGTGTCCCAAATTCCTTTTAATCCGTCTTTTAAAGACGTTGTTCCTCTTATAAGCTCACCCATCGTGGAGGCCCATTTAGTCTGCAAGCCGTCTGCCATAGTATTCCAGATTGAGTCTTTTCTCCCTGCAATTTTATCAGATTCTATATCAACTGTTTTTGTTATATCTGGAAATCTATCTTCCATTTCCCCTACAGCGGAATCAAACACCCCGCTCATATCTCTAAAGGCTGGAAGAGCAGTTGTTGAAATCGAAGTTGATAAATTCTTTATTTCACCCTTTGCCTTATTAATCGCTCTTGTGTAATCTTGAAGATCAATTTTCCCGTCCTTATATGCTTTACTTAAATCATCAATATAGCCCTCTAATTCTTCGACTCTATCAGCTTTTTCCTCAACCGTTTTTAATCCCATATCAGCCATATAATCAACCCAGGTTTTTGTCTCTTCCATCACTTCAGGAATTGTAACCGTAAGCGGTTTAAATCCATCTTCGTCTAATTTTTTTAATCCTTTCTTTTGTTTATCGTATTCTTTAACATTCTCTTTCCCAATCTTAACCATCGCCTTTTGAAGTTTAACGCCTTCTTTTCCCCGTTTAATTGCCATAGCAAGGGCAAGTGTGTTGCCTTTATATTTCTTGGTCAGCTCTATAAATTCCCTTCTGCTCAACCCAGCTTCATCTGATATTTTCCTTAATTTCTGTCCAAATTTATGAGTCGCCTCTGCTGCTGCATAATCAGCATCCACCATGTCGCTTTTAGCTTTTGTCAATTTGCTTATTATCTTATAGGCTGCAATCGCTGCAGCCGTAACCGCCCCAAGCGGGCCTAATAGGGCATGAATCCCAATAGCAATAGCCGGTAAAGCCGTAACTATCCCAGGCAATAGCATTACTATTGGCCCCAGAACAGTCATCAAACTACCTAATATTAAAACTCCCTTTGCGATAAGACTTGTAAGTTTTGGATGTTCTTTTATCCAGCTCCCAACTTTTGCGACAACATCTGCAAAATCTTCAGCAAGCTTAGACAAAGCCGGGGCCAAATTCTCGGCTATGGAAATTGTTACGCCTCGCATGGCAGATGTTAAGGTTAATTGAGCATCTGCCAATCTGGCGGCCTTTTCAGCCGCTTCTGTGTCAAATACTATACCCAATTCATGGGCTTTTTCTCGTAGAGCATCCAACCCATCAGCGCCTTGAGCAAATAACGGTAAAAGCTGAGTTCCGGCACGGCCAAATATATCTTGTGCGGTTGCTGCTCTTATAGTCGGATCCTCAACCTCAGCGATTGCTGCCGCTATTTTAAGAAATTGCTCTTCAGGATTCAAAGTTTTCAATTCCTCAACTGATACCCCGATCCGGTCAAAAGATCTGATATAAGTAGCCATCCCATCACCAGCGTCAACAATAGTTTTAGCCATTCGTTTAATGCCCTTTTCAAGGCTCTCAATATTAGCACCAGATATTTCAGCGGCGTATCTCAATTCAGACAATGTTTCAGCGGCAAAGCCTGTGCGTCTTGACATTTTATCGATCTGATCACCGGCGGCAACATACTTTTTAATCATCAACCCGAATGTTGCAACAATAGCTCCGCCTGCAACTGTCATGGCCATTCCCATCTTACGGAATTTTGCAGAATTCTGCTGTACATACCCACCCAGAGTTTTCTGTCCCGATTTTACATCTTGAACAGACTTATCCCAGCTCTTTTTATCAAGGGTAAGTTTTGATACTATAGCGCCAGCATTGAATGACATCTTTAACCTCGTCTCTTCAATTTAAGATTTTCCCAATTTTGTTTAACCAACTTATTCAATACTCCCTCTGCTTTAAATAAACTATTCTGTAAATTGTTAATAACACTCAAAAAATCCTCATTTGAGGCTCCTGTTGATATCCTAACTGATTTAAGTTGATCAATTCGATCAACTATATTTCTCTTCTTCGCCTCCCTTGTCCAAAAAATCAAGTCTCTAACATCAAGATTTAATAAATCTTCATACCTAAATAAGCCAGGGAAAGCATTAGCGATGATTGCTATTTGCGAGCCGCTGGCTTTGACACGTTTTTTTCTTCTGGTTCCTCTACCTTCTCAGGATTAAAAATTAGATTTGTAATAAATTTCAACAGTTCTGAAATATCCCGTACATCAAGTTTCATAGCGACTTCTTTTTTAATGCCTGTTAATACCCGCAGCTGTTCAATTAGTGCTTTAATATCTCCATCAAGAGCTTCTGATTCAACCTGGCCTGCCTTTTCTAACATTGTAGGTGATATGGTTTTGATTGAATAAACTTTCCCGTCAACCTCAATTTCAATTGGTTTAAAGAGTGATTTTTTCGTACTTACAACAAACTTTGACATTTCAGCTCCTTATTATGCTGGTCCCATACGCCACATTTGCCGTACATTGCCACTCTCATCATCTGGAAAAGCTTTAAAAACTACATTGGTAACCCGCTGGTCAGCGTTGTTGTATACAAATTCAAGATTGGATTTCGGGTATGTTCTGAAAACATGCAGCCATTCCTCTGTATCCGCAGATGGAACATTGTCAACTATTGGCTTTATTCTCAGCTCCTTTGAAAGTGGGAACTGATTTCCCCCAACCCAATTTTTAACCTTTAAATTTGTAGCCCCTGCTGTTGATCCTTTAATAGCAACCTCAAGCTGTGCAAGTGAGCTTCTAGTCATAGGAACAGTAACTTGAACAGTCCTACCTGTATGCACTCCATCAACAATAGTTTCACCTGCCTGATCTTCATGAATATCCACGTCCAGAACTTCATCCGTGAATGTTACCCCTCCAAAGGTTGGATTAAGTTCAACATTGGCTCCAGCCGGGTCCCAAATAACACTGCAAGGCCCTAAATCTCTGTTCGGATTTGGCATTTTAACCTCCTAAAAATTTTAAATCTATACTCATGCAGGACATAAAACGATTTATCCTGCTATGCGTTTCTAATTTTAAATAAAAAATTGCAAGAAAATTCATATCTTCTTTTTTCATCCTGGCCTATATATTGAGGGTCTGATATAGCCTCAATAGTCATAGCCTCGTAATCCTGGAGAGCCGGAAGAACATGAGTTAATGTATGGCCTGACATCCCATAAGCTCCAGTATGCAAAGCGTCAAATACCTCCCAGGCATCATCCCTGGCCGTAAAATATGTCTTTGCTCTGCTTAAAACTTGAATCATTTTATCAACCCGATCTGTTAGATCAAAGTTAAGGCCTCCTCCCCCTGTTTCCAAGATACAAGTGCAACGATCCGGGGCGTCCTGTAATCTATGGCCTTCAAATAGATTTGTTCCTATTGTTAAAGAAGCCGTTTTGTCCTCAATAAATTTTGCGATTTCTTTTAACATTATTTACCACCTGCTTTTATAACTGCCGCAACGATAGCCATATATTTATTTCTAAACCAATTCAATTTAGTTTCAAGAAACTTTGGCCCAGGACTTGAAGCTCCTCTATCAGTAGTATAGTTATATCTTCCAGGTTCAGCTTCGTGCATTTTAGTTGCATATTCAATATTAAATCCTACTGTGACTGAAATATCTCCGGGATCTTCTTTTGCTTTCTCTGTGATCCTTGATCCCCATAAATCACCGTGTAATTTTGGGGCCTGGGGCGGTAATGAAATTGCATCATGTGTTACCTCGTTCCCCGCGTCAAATAAACCTTTGCCACCTAAAGAAGGAATAACATTTTTTGTTACGTCTTTGAATTCTTTATCAAAGTCGCTTGTATCAAAAGACATGCCGGATTTATTCATGCTAAATGCACCTCTTGATGATTCTCTGCAAAATCCTTTCCTTGCCTTACATCTAAAATAGCATATTCAATCCCATCGCCATTTATATTGTAAATTCTATCCTTATGATTCAATTTTCTGCTATAAATAACATATACCATCCCTCTGGATATAACCTGTTCGCCGGCTGCATTCCTGATCAGATGAGTTTTCCAATCCACATAACCTTTCATTTCAACATTCAGCGTTGCGCCCGGCTCTCCATGAATATCATGTTCTTCGTCAAAAAGGACTGTTAAGTCGTCAACTGCGTATGATCTAATCATGCGAATTGCTCCCTTATGCCTAAGGCAATTTCAGAGGTCGGGCTGGCGGAATGCTCACAAGATGGGTGGTAAGGCGGCCATTCCATCATCATGGGATAGCCTGGAGTATTGCCGGAAATAGAATAAACATTACCTTCAAATTCCTTGCAAATATCACAATCGCACCCGTGATCCGATATTTCAATTAAATCATTCTCATATTGTTCTGAAGTATTTTTAACGGCCTCAGATTGTACAGCCCTGAGCCTTGTCCTTGCAACCATCTTGGCGTATTTAATCAGGTTGTAATCTCTACCATTTATGTTAATAAATTTTTGCTCATAAAGTTTTCGCTGAAAATGGATGCGAATCTTCTGCTGCAATGCCTGCCTTGATGCCCCTTCCCGGATAGCATCGTCTAACAATTTGGCAATTATCTCCTCATTCCTTAAATCGAATGCTTGGATTTGCTGCGCTGCTGAGGTTGCCTGCCTTGACAACATTAAATAGGTTGATACATTCTGTCTAAAATCATTAGCTGTAAGGTCAATATAATTATCAACTGAATTTCTATGCTTTTTCAATTCAAAAAATGGGTCTTTATCCGCTCCAATCTTATCCAATATTTCTGCTGATTTCCTGTAGCCTTCTGTATAGGCAACCGGAACTGTGTCTTTTGTCCACCGGATAGCAAGCCTGCTCAGTCGTCTTAAAATAATGTCTATTTTCTTTTCAATACTTATCGCTGCCAATTCTTTATAATCAGCAAAATCCAGCCGCAATAATTCCGCTGTAATCTCTTTTTGAGCAGCAGAATAGATCCTTGACAACGTAGCAATTTCTTCCCTATTCGGGATTATCTTCCCTATTCGGGATTAAAGCAAACTTTTTAGTCAAGTTCCCTCCCCTTCGTCTATATCATCGTCCTCATTCCGTTCTATCCCTATGGCATAAAATCCGCCTGTTATAAAATCTGCCAGCAATTCCTCAACTATAGGCGGAATTGGCAATTTGCTTAACATATCCTTATCATATACCTCTTTAACAATACCCGTCTATCCTCATCAGCTAAGTGCTGGGCTAAATAATAAGCCATTTCACCATTTATTTTCTTGAGCGTTACAAGCTGTGCAGCCGTGGCATCTGCATACGTAGGAACATCAAATTTAGGACTGTAATAAATACGATTATAAGCCATCCTCACCGCAGCTTCTTTTTTTGAATCATCAGTCAACGCCTCCCATGCCGTGATTGATAACCGTTCATTTATAAAATATTCGTTTGCTTCACTAAGTGAACTAAACCATCCTAAGCTCATCATTGCCTCCTAAGTATTCACTATATCCTGAGTAATCAAGAATTTCTCCGTCTCAATGCCATCCACTTTCAAGATAACTTCCCTTACTTCCGCAGCCCATTTTATTTGCAATCCCATATAATACGTCTTAGGGATTTGGTCAGTATCTTCTGCTGATAGAGTCAGTCTCAGATATCCTTCCGAGGGCGTGTCAACTTCAATCCCAGCACCTACGGTCTTTTCCACTAAAGCCGCCCCTGTTTCGAGAAGTTTTATATGGAATTTTATCTCTGTAGCAGCAGCCAAGTTGTCAACCGCAGCCCCATCCGCATCTTTTATCAGGATATCCTGAACCGCTGTATTACCTTTTTTTATAGTCCATTCACTCATGATTTAAGCTCCCCTGTAAGGCTTACTTTCTTTTCCAAGTATCCTGTTAGAGCAACGCTTTTTTCTAATACGGCTGTTAAATTATTGCCCCTCAAGCCCAGATAAGTTCCTTCAAATTCCGTCCCCAATGAGCCATATCCAACCCCGACTTCAACATCTTCCTCGGCTGGAAGCTCTAAGTCGCCTTCAAACTCTGCCCCATTTGAGCCGTATCCTACACCATCCTCAACATCTGCCTCCGCCGGAGCTTCAAAATTACCCTCTTTAGTTGCCCCGTCAAATGTTACGCCATCTTCAACATCAGCTTCCGCAGGCAAGTCTAAAGTTCCGGTAAACTCTGTATCATCTTCACCGTACCCCTCGCCATCTCTTACATCTGGTTCAGCCGGACTCTTGAAAGTACCTGTCTTTGTCAGGCTATCAAATTGGACTCCTTTTTCAACATCCCCTATAGCTGGCAAATCCAAATCTCCCTCAAATTCAGCACCTCCCGCACCATAGCCTTCCCCATCTCTTACATCCGCCTCTGGGGGTACTTCAAAGTCGCCGGTAAATTCAACACCATTTGAACCAAATCCTACTCCATCCTCGACATCCCCAGCAGCCGGAAGCTCAAGATTTCCCTCGCTATCTTCGCCATATGCAACCCCATCCCTTACATCGCCTTCAGCTAATTCATCCAATAGTTCTAAATGCCAGCCAATTTTCCCATCCACCGTCACCGCATCCAGCACCATTGTTTCATAGCCCGCTTTGGATATTGTGAATTTATGGGGGGAGTATTCAGTTACAGAAGGGGGGTCTCCTAGCCCTTCCCACTTCTTATAGGTTATTATCTGCTCTGCTATATCTCCGCCTGCATTTGTAGCGATAGTGCCAGCAGCCCAAACAGCAACCCCAAATTGGTCTTCACAGTCCACAGTTACCCCAGCTAAATCAGCCCCATCTTTATCGGCAATATGGATGTTGCAGGTGAGTTGATGCGTTGTAATATTCCCCACATTGCTATGCCGAATTACGCTTAAAATAAATTTGGGGTCAAGAAAATTTAAGGTGTTTGGGCCGTTAGACCCCACATCTGAATGCCAACGACCCCCCAAAAGGTCTGTTATATCTACACCTTTTACTGTCGCTGTATTTTTGCCATTAATTGCTATTCCGATACCATCTATGTGACAATTATCAAACGCAACTGGACTTGCCCAGATAGAAATACTATTTTGAAAGTTTGTAAAATAAGTATTGTATATCCTTATATTATTTCCCTGAAAGATGGGGTTCTTTATTACAGTATCCCCCATAATTACTGAATCATAAATTTCAGGGTTATAAATTTGTACCCAACCAGCGACTCTGAATTTTAAAACTGAGCCATAAATCCCAAGTGCTGACCCGCTACTAGCTAAAATATAGGCATCCCAACCAATTACCGAAGGCAAATCCCAATAAGACCCCTTCTGTGGATAATTAACTCTTTTTTCACCTATTTTTAAATCAGCATTATCTGTAACATAGGTTTCAAAGGAAAAATATACACTTTCATCAATGCTCTTAAAATATGTTGGGGTAGTGGTGTCTCCTATTGGAAATTTGGCATCTATCCGATACTGCCTATTTCCATAATCCCAAATAACTCCCCATACATCCTGAGTAACAGATAAATCACCATCAGCCCAAACCACACCACCGCCAGCAGCATTGTCTGAACAATCAAGAGAAGTTATTTCTGACCAGTATTTTGTCGTTGTATAGCTTCCATTCCCTGCGGTTACATCTATGCTTTCAGTCTGAGCTGCACCTCTCCAATCCTTGCCAGTGATAAAGATAAAATCAGCTTCGGCAGTCTTGTTGGCGACTACACATTTAACCAGAATAGCCAAATCCTCAACGGGTCGCACCGCATAAGTCAAGGCTAAGTCTGAGGCGGGCGAGCCAGCGGAAAGCAATATTGTATCTACTCCTGCTCGGTCAAATGTTACAAAGTTGGTAAAAGTTGCAGGAGTACCAGAAGTCCCTCCAGTTACGACTACTTTATTTGTCGCCTCGTCATAGGTGAAATTGATTGCCATTATTCAGGTTTCCTCCAGTTTATGAAGCCAAGATGTCCATCTAAAGCCTGCTTACTCTGGTTTAAAATGCTTATTATTGCCACACCCTCAGTTTTAATCTCGGCGTCTACATTGGCAAAACTTGCATCGGAGGTAATCTCATTAATCCTTGCGATACTCTCCTGAAGTACGTTATAGGCATTCTCAACCTGTGCCCGTACCTCAAACACGGCGTCCATAGCTTCGTTAGTTTGCCAGGCGGCGTTTAGTTTTTGTTTTATTGCCATTTATTTTCTCCTCTTATACATAGAAATTTTATAGTTATTCTCCCATAAAACATAAGGCAAGCTCAGTTGGTCCCGATGGGAATAATTTAATACATGCCCCCACCAGATAATCATCATCGCTTTTAATCGGGTCGTATGCCTACGGAATATCCAGTAATTAGCATATAGTCCATTATTTTTTGGATAGTTCTTGCTCCGGTAAAGCTCTAATTGATTTAATATTTCCAGCCTATCCCCCTTACCTTTGGCAAGACAGACTTCGCCTTCCTCATAGATACAGTTGCGCTTCAGATGCTTACTCACCAGGAAATCGTGTTTATTTCCTAAGCATTTCATGAGCCAGTCAAAGTCAACTTTCAGCGGATGCTTATAATCTATATATAAGCTGTATTCGTAATTATCGAAAAGCTCATCAGGAATCATAATCTTAATAAACCGATTCCGGCGTACAGGGTCAAGATTGCTTTTGTAAAAAGGTTTCACTTCATAGAAATCATTCTCAATCTCAATATCAGTATAACAAAAAGCATCATAATCCTGACTGGATATACCAGGGATACGGGACCGGCAAGGCTTTCCAAAAACTCCGGTATAGATTACAAACTTTTTCATTGTTTTATTATTATTCCTAATCCTACGTTTTTATTCCATTTTTCATAATGTCTTTGATGCAACGATACAAACAAATAATCTTCATGTCCATCTATCGCTTTTCTCCCCTTTTCTTTTAGTTCGTCCCAAAATCGCCATACTTGGGCCGATGTTCTTGATGTGTTTCGTCTCAATTCTGTATCGTGAAGTGCAACTATTCCAGAGCAGAGGGGAGCATACATTTTATAATCTTTTTTTATATCTTCGTATTCGTGTCCAGCGTCAATGAAAAGGATATCGATTGGCCGGCCACCAAGCTTTTCTTTTAGCGCCTTTAGTGTCTCAGGATCATGAGTATTGCCTAAAATATCCGGTTCACTTCGCTTATTCGATGCGTCAACTCCGATATGTTCAGCATTTAAAAGCTGTTTGTAAAACTTCTTCTGAGCATTGTTATATACTCCCAATTCTACAATCAGGGGATTTCTTATTTTCATGCGTTTTAAATATAACTCACATAACTCCAGATATGTCCTAAATTCTGTCACATGCTGTGAAGGTCGTATCTTCATAAGCTCATTGATGTAAAATCATAGCCTGTTTTGGCAATCGCAGCGGCTTTGGCCGGATTATCTATGTAATATCTTATCTTCTCCTGCAACAATTCAAATCCCGGCCCGGATATATCATAAAATATACAATGTTTTCCATCTATAAGCGGGTGGTCTATCGGGGTAAACATCCTGTCAATAAACACCAGCGCCCCGCTTGCAAACGCTTCCCAAGTCCTGTGATCGCCTTCCCAGGGATTAGGATTGCAGGTTACAACAATTCGACTTCTTTTCATTATTTTGAAATAATCCCGCATCTTGTCATCGTTAAAGCCCCGCATAGACCCATCATTTAAATCGCCTATCTGTACCTTTCCTTTTATCTTCATAGACTCTAGCAGTTCTGAAACCCGGACTCTGTTTAAATGCCGGCCATGCTCTCGCAATGTGCAGGTCAGCCAGATATCCCTTTTCGGACTGTCTTTAATTATAAACTCATCCATGATTGCAAAGCTTATTGGATAGCAATTTTTAGGCCGGCTGATTGGAACCTTGATAACTCCATATCCTCTAATAGCCAATTTTACCCAGCTCCGTTTAAAATATGCCATACATGGAACTCCTGACATCCACCTGGGGCTATCATGATAATCAATTAAAACGGTTTTTTCCGGGTCATATTTCGCCTTGTAATGCTTTGAGTGCTTCGATACATAATAAAAATGGAAGATAAAATCACTTTCTTTTGCAGTTTTAACAAGCTTTACCCTGGGGTTATTCTCCAACCCTTGTTGAATTAGTCGATATTCCCTTGTTATTCTATAGCCTGGGACATAATATATCTTTATCATCTGCTTGTTACCCGATTAAAATCAATCCCCCATTGATAACCTTTTTCCTGCCGCTCTCTGTGAATCTCTCTATCCCTGGATCTGGCTCTCCGGGCCAGCCGCCAAGTTTCATCCTTCATCCTGAAATGCTTGACCTGGCATTGCCTGTCAGGCGGATATGTCAGCTTTCCCAGCCTTTTAACTGTCCCTAAAAGCTCAGAATCTGAACAATAATGAATATAATCAGGACAAAAAACTTGCCTATCCGGGAATCTATTTACAAATTTATTACCCATAAGCCCGAATACGCAACGATTTTTTCGGCCTATACTCACCACACCATCACCATCCGGATAATCCCTTTGCATAACATTAACAGCATTTTTTATGCAATCCGGAGGAAATACAAGATCATCTGAAGCGTAGATATAATAATCAGAATCAATATGCTTTAGCACACTATTTACCGTATATACCCAGTCCTTTCTATTCGGATTTAAAATAACAGTGACTTGATCCCTTTTAAATTCCTTTTTAATCCTGCTATAAATCTCCTCGTTGCCATCAGCGACAATAACCGGATGAACATATTTATATAGTCCTTGCAGAACTGACCAAATCGTTTTTACAAGCATTGGTAACCGCTCAGATGAGCAGCTGGGGATAATTACTGTAACTTTCATCAGCACCCCGGAGCCTCTGCCGGTTCTGCCGGTTCAGGCTTCATTTCGTCTAATACGAATAATTTAAAGACATATTCCTGAATTTTTTTGGTTTCCTTTCTCGCATACCATCGGCCGCTGCGGTAATAAAGCGTTTCGCTGCGCCCCCCATGTCCTGTCTGGCCTACAGTATCGCACATTTCAAGTACCTGGTATTCTTTTGCTTTATCGTTCCAAACGATATCATATGCCATCCAATCGAATCCAAGTTTAATATTTATATTTCTTGCCATAGTGAATAATTTTCTAGGTGGCAGAACATGAGTTAAGAATCCCTGTCCGCTTGCTTTCAGCGTACCGGGCCGGAAATTTGCTTTGTATCCCATACCGATTTCGTCTTTCATTACGATTACTCTCCAGACAAAATCTATCTTCACATATTCCTGAGTATAAAGAATGTACTTTTCCCGTCCTCGCCCCGTAAAACACCCAGGCCCCTGAAACGATTGTTCAATCATTTTTTTAGCCTGTTTTTTCGATTCTATAAACTTAAAACTTTTGCTGCCGGCCCCACCATCAGCTTTTATCACAAATGGATACTCTGCCTTTTTAACGTATTCCCGCGCGTCTTCCTCCTGCCAGAATATTGTAGTTTTAGGATGCGGAATCTTGTGCAGATTAAAAAGATACGTTTCCCTTACTTTATGGTCATAAGGCCAATGGGTTTTCCAATTTGGAACAATTCTCAGCCCATTCTGTTCAAGGAGATATCGTTGCGGTTCGTCTTTTATCTTATTGCGGGGGCTGTTTCCACTTCGCCATAGCACCCGATCAGGCTGATATTTCAATATCTGGCTCATAAAATCAGGATCCCGGCTATTAAATTTCTTATAATCAAGCTTCTTATCCTTGCAAGCCTGCTCCCAGTACACAGCCCAAACATTTTTCGGGACAGTATCCCTTACGATTGCTATTTTCATGTTATCTTCCCCTTAAACTTAATTTTCGGATTATCCTTTATCATATCCATAAACAAGGCTTTCTCCTTCCTTCCGCTGTGTTTCTGACCGCTATCGATATGGGTATTGTACCAAGTCTTTGTGGCAAAAAAGTCAAATCCATATATTGTTAAGCTTTTGAATTTAATATGATTTAAAATGAAATATAAGGCCATAAGTCCGGTTGTAGGATTCATTTTTAGCTTTTTATAAAGTTCATTCCAATCCTCAGTGGGATTCTGAATTGCATTTCTTAAAGTATAGGGGCTGGCCAGCCTATAGCAAACTGTCATCCAGACTAAATGCTTCGGGTCAAATTCAGATTGGATCATCCGGCCACTCATCCCGGTTGATGTGAATAGAATATCAGTCCTGCTGCCTATATATTTTTCTTTTCCTTTTGGTGATCCCCGGTTCATTCTGCAAACTATATCAAATGAATCTATATTATGCGCCCTGCGTAATATAGAATCTGCATTGCCTAAAAGACAAATATTTTTATCCTTACAAAATGCCTGGATCTCAACAAGCGATTGCTTCATTGTGTATTTGAATCGCCGCGCTCTTGTTTTTTTATACATGCGACTTAATTGATAATGCACTATTACCGGTCTCCCATTTAGCTTGTCCCGGCTATCATAAATCCGGCAATATTCAACCGGTAGCTTTTTCCATATGATATTCTTTTTCTGTTTATCAAATACAGTCCTCAAATTCTTCTGTGGCATATGTGTATTCGGATGCAAGCGGTCTTCCTCAAGCCATTTATTAACAATGTACCGAGATCCTCTTGTATTGCCAAAATAAATAGTACCAGATAGCAACTCCCGGTTTTGGAAGAAATGACAGGCAAAGTCACAATTATAATTGTTAAATAAAACTGGATTAGCTTTGATTACAGCATCTGCATCGACATAAACTACAGGGCGGCCTGCATGTTTCTTCAACATTCTCATAATAAATTTAGGCTTATAATACACGTTTTTATGCCAATCGCCCTTATCAACAATGCCTACAATGTCGCTATCCAGATTAAACCGCTTAACTGAAGCTTTCAAATGTTCAACTTGTGATTCATAACCTGTATTTTTCGTATAAAATGATATGATTATTGGCCGTTTTATAGCAGGAATATTATTGATATCTCCAAATTTAAAGCACTTCAATTCACTTTCAGGATTAAGATTTATAACCTCAATGCCTCGACTTTTTAAAGCCGGAGCTGCTTTATTAAAACTTTCGATAAAATGTTTATATACTTTCTCTCGTTGTTTTTCCGGATATCCACTATGCCACCAGCTTTGTTTTCCATTCTCGCCCTTCATGTCAAACCCAAGCAAATATATGGGATTGGCCCCCAGGCATATGGCTAAGTTTAAAGCCCCTAACCCAGAGTTGGACCCCCCGATAATACCGTCTTTTAAGGATTTACTGAAGGCATTGCCGGTTGATTTATTTAAAATATGTATGCCATCTGGGTAGTCATAGCCGGCAGAATCAAGCCAGACTTTGATACCCCTAAAATCATTAAACTTGTTCTTCGATTCCATACCCAAATCACCGTTTATTATCCATTCATAAAGACTGTGATCCATTGCAAAATTAACAGTACAATCAATCTTCTCATATGCTCTATTTATGCCAATCACCAGTTCATTTTTGAGCTTAGAAAATTTAAAATCCTTTAAGCTTTTGCCGCCTCCTACGATAAAACACCGCTGATCTTTCCAGGAATTATCAGGCATAATATCAAAAAACATCCTTGTATTTTCATAATCAAGAATCGGCTGCTGTCTATCAAATCGTGAAAAGCCTTCGCTCTGTTTCCGCAATCTCTCCCAGTTCTGTTTTACAAGCCTCCGTTTTTCCCTATTCTCCAATCTCTGCTGCTGCATATCCTCAACGATCTGGCTTACTACCTTTGAACTAGTAGTAATTAATTCACTCATTTTCCCTTCATGCCTCCATGTGT